TGTAACATGGCTGACTTGACGCCGTACCAGACGGCGGCAGTGGCCGCCCATCAGACGCAGGCCGCCAATGAGTTCTGGCGGAAACAACTGCAAGAGCGGCATGTTGCGGTGGAAACGATGGCTTTGCGAGCCAACATGATGAACCTCGACCGCCCCGACATTCAAGCTGAGCGCCACTACGTGCCTCCTCGTGGTTGGTCCAAGCTCGCAATCACGGCTTTCATTGCCCTCGCTGCTTGTATGTTTTACCTTTTCATTACACGCCCGCTAACCGCTGTCATTATTTGCGCTCTCGCGTACACTGCTCAGTATTACTGGGCTGACATCAGCATGAACTGGAAGATTGCTGGGCTGGGTTGCACCGCCTTTGCCTTTACGTGGGAAGTATGCAACTTACTGTTCGCTCCCGCGATCAAGCGCCCAACTCCCAGGCCTAGCAATACCAGCTGGAGCACGTGTTTACTGCTCATTGCGCTTGTGGCGGCGTGTACCGCTCTCGTCATACTTATCGTCCGCGCCCTCAGAACAACTGAGCTGCATTGGCCTGGTGGTCGAACTGGCTTTGCGCGACTGTTTCCAACTTTTTCGCGTCCTTCAGAACCTTGGCCACAGCCCCACTACAACACGCGTGTCTCTGGCTTCCCTGCCGAGCTGCCTGTGTTACCATGCGGACCTTTCTCCACTTACGCTCACAAATTCCCGCCCAAAGAAAAGGTTGGGGCGGGTGCCGGCAACCTTGTCGTCCAGTGCCATGGGCACGTCCCTGACAAACCGGGCGCAGGCGGTGGTGTGCAGTACGGCCCCATCTTCCGTGATTTCGTTTATGCATCACCTTTGCGCAACCAAGAGATGGTTGTTAATTCCGTTGCGCAACGCCTTAATTTGCCTGCACGGCCCGCGCCTGAATTCCGCAACCTCGATTGCCCCAAATTTAAGCGTTGGTTGCTTGGTATCGTCCCGTACGTTTCGCAACAAGCTTGGTATGATAATCAAAAGCCGAACGTACGCCTTGAGTTCGACCGCTGGCTACGTGAGGGCTCGTCTGCCACGGCCCTCGACATGGTTGAACAGAAGCGCGGTGTCGATCGCGCTGGCCTTCTCAAGAATGAGAAGATGCTCGCCTTTTGTGAGGGTGAGTATGTCCCGCAGAACATCCGACTCGTGATGGCCGTCCGCGAGATCCCGATGATGTTTCCGCTTGGCCCGTACATTTATGGCATACAGAATGCCATCAAAGCCAAGCTCTGCGAAGAAATCATGCACGGCAGCGTCTTCTTGATGCCGTTCATTCCGTGCTGTGGCCTCAACTTCGCTGAGGTGGGTTCGATCGCTGCCCAAATTTTGTCGTCCCACGATGATATTACGATTTTCACGACTGACAAATCAGGGTTTGATCAATCCATCACCCAGGAGGCCTGCGACTTCGAGTTGCGCCTATACGATCTGATCCGTCCGCTATCGGATTCTGAACGCGCGTGCCTGATCGCGCAGAGCGCAACCCGGCGCATGACATTCGGCAACCATCGAGTCACTGTGAGCAACATGCAGGGCTACCGCAATTCCGGTGACTACAATACCAGCCTTGGTAATACACTGCTAAATGGGTCCACAATCGAGCATACGTTCACGGCACTTGGGTATTCTGGCACTGCCCTTGTTGTTAGTGACGACGCTGTTCTTTTTGTGTATGACCTTGGTGAACGCAATGCTGAATCATTTGCCCAAGACTTTTGCGATTACCAGTTAGCACACTTCGGCTTCCAGAACAAGATACAGGTTAATCACTCAATCTTCGAAGCCGATTTCTTGTCATGCCGTTTTCTGCCTTGCGCCACGCCCGCCGGCGCTTCGAGCCTATGCCTGTCACCAACCCTGAAGTGCCTGTCTAAGATCAATTTTACTTTCAGGGATCCACCGTCACGCACCATCACCTCTTTTTCGCGGTCAGTTTGGACTGGTATGCGCACGCTGTTTTGCGCTGACCCGCGTGTCCTGGCGATTTTTGATGCTTTATTGTACAAGTTGCCACCTGATGACCGCAAGTACAAGGTGCGCGTTGACGATGACGTACATTACTTCGTCCGCGATTTGCCCGCTTTCGATGTCGTTCCCGACATTGATGGCCTCGCGTCCGCAGATATCGCCCGTTATGGTATAGACCTTACTCCCGATTTTGAGGAGATGCGCAGGACCACCCTGCGATCTACTCACGCTGTTCACGAGTGGGTCATGCCTAACTGGGCGATGCGGCGCGACTGCCTTTAGGAGCTGGGTGAGTAAGTCAGCGTCGCCACTAGTATAGTAGCAGACTACCTACCGCTGACTATAATAAATGGCTAGTCTAGAGAGTTCTAACTAGAACGAATTTTGCTTTGATAACTCTCGAAATGAGAAGAAGGAAAAACGTACGTGCAAATCGAAAAGGGAAGCGTGGCGATGAAGTCGCCAAGAAAACAAAACAGAGAAAGCCCCCTGTCAAGATCGTCACTCACGATGAGGAGTATGAGAGCAAACGCCCTGACCGGCGTCTACTCCTCACTAAGCGTGAGCTCGAGCGAATGATCGACCGCGCCCACCACCGATTGGATATTGGTGCATCTGGCGTCTTGTTCGCAGAGTACTGCCTTGACCCACTCGGACAGGGTCAGCAGGGGCCCAAGTCGCGCCCACCACTACTGGTACCTGATGGCAACTCGTCGCGGTTGCTCAGTCTTACCACCATGGCGCGCATGCAGTTTTCGGGTGCTACCAGCACATCCGGAGTTTTGGTGGCCGTCCCACCGCTGCAGAATCATACTGCTGGCCTGGCTCGTTTATTCTATGGTAACGACATCTTTGGTGCTGCGTCTTCTCCAACAGGCAACGCTTTCGCAATACCAGATGAAGTGGCAGTGACTGACGCCCTCTCACTTGCTTGTGAGTATGATCATCGATTGATTAGCGTTGGTATTAACATCATTCCAATTTCCTCGCCTGAGAACACTTCGGGAGTGATGCGCTGCTACTGGACAGATATTTCTCTCATGAATGAAGTCCCAGCTTACCAGCAGTACAACACTGTGCGCAATGAACCCGTGATTGAAGCTGAAACCTACGACGTTGAACATGGTATATCTGTTCGGAGTGTGATTGATGCAGCCTCCCTGGCGTTTTCACCCATGCCGGTGGATCAGACAGGATTGCTGGCTGCGCCCGTCACCGGTCGACTACCGTGTATCTTCATCTCTGGCATGTCTGCTGCCACCAACATCGAGGTGAAGGTCGTCTACCATTACCAGTTGCGGTTCCACGTTGGCCTACCATTTTCCGTGCCGCGTGCTATTTACGAGCCTGAGTTTGAGAGCCTGAAAGCCTACATCAATGGCATGCCTTTCATTACCGATGGACACAGCTTCGCATCTTTCTTCAAAAGTGTGTTTTCCGGTATTAAGAAGGCATTCAGATTTGTTTCAAACATCACTGAAAAGGTGAGCTCTGCCCTTCCC